CTACTATCATCGGTCTTGGTTTGGAGTATAATATTTGAGCCTCCTGGACAAAATTCTAACACTTTAGATTTAGCTAAGTTACCAAATATCTACTCTACCTTATCTGATGTTCTACTCTCTGGGGTGTCTAGACCGTAGAGGCGAATGCGCTGCTTTTTAAGCCATACATTAAAACCTAAATCTATATCAACGTCGACGGTATCACCATCAACAACTCGAGTTACTACTGCTTTATATTCGTACATATTTTTATTTAAGACCATCTGCGACAAATCCGCGCTTTGTTTGGTGTCGGGGAATTTTGCGCGATTGTATAAATAATAGTATGAGTGAATATTCTAAATTATCTAAAGAAGAGCTTGAAGAACTTGCCCGTAAGTATGGTGTAGAGTTAGATAGAAGGCTCTTAAAATCTAAAATGGTTAAACAGCTTGAAAAGCATATCTCTTCTTTATCTAAAGATCAGCTTGAAGAGTTAGCAAGAGAAGATGGCGTGGAGCTTGACAAGAGACTAACTAAAGAAAAGCTAGTAGAGCAAGTAGCAGACATTGGGGTTTCAGCTGAAGAGGTGCAAGTTGAAGAAACCGATGAACAAAGAAGACAAAGACTTCGTAATCTTAACATCTAATTGATTAAATAATTACATGGCACTCGGAGACAACATAGCATTTTTTAACGAAACTACTTTTGGTTTAGCAGATGAACAAACATCTATAACAGGTGTATCAGGTATGATAGTATCAGATGGATCTTCTGCAAAAGTTTTATTTACCAAAGAAGATACATTACAGACACATCAAGCAACTGTTAGCGCAAAGATAGATGATATTGTATATGAATTAGATATTGATAATGCATATATCGGAAAAGAACTAGCAGTCATTAATGGTGATAGAAAAGCAACTCAATTTACTTTTACAAGAGCTCTTACAGGTGGTAGTAATCTACAAACACTTTCTGCTCAGGGTAATAACTCAGTTGGACCTACACTTAGAAGATTATATCAACTTGGTTACGTTTAAGATTGAATAGTATATTTTTAATAAAGATGCTTCCGGAAACGAGAGCATCTTTTTTTATGGGAACAGTGATATAATAGTAGTATGATTATTGTTAACTGTAAGTTTAATAAGAAAGCAAAGGAACTATTTAAGTCAGTTAATGTAAAGGTTAAGGAACTGGAACGATTTACAAATTTTATATTAAATGAATATAAAGGAACTAGGAAGATCTGGAACTATGATTTGCAAATTAAAACTATAGATTGTTATACATCAGGTTATTACTTTGAATGTAATGAAATGGAAATAGGAACTAAAACATCAAAACGTACCTTAGCTAAGAAGAAGGAATGGTATATTAGTTCCTATTTTCATGAGTTGTGTCATTTTGCTCAAGATAACTTAGATAAAGTAAAAGACTCTAAATTAGATTATACAGAGGCTGATGCAGCAAATTACACTAACAAGTATTATAAAAATCCTATGGAAATACAAGCAAGAGATTTTGAAGATAAATATACTAAGATCTATTTAGAATTGTATTCTTAATCTGTTGGCCATAATCGAGCTTTCATATACTCGATATCTTTCTTTATTTCAGCAATATCAACTTCCATCTCTTTCATACTCTCTGTTATAATAACATCACCACTTGGTGTTATAAAATTGCTTATTAATGTTTCAATTTTTTCCACCAATGGTAACAATTCTCTTATCTCAGTTTGATTTGTTTGAGCCATAAATCGTAAGGCTTGGGTCTCTGTTTCTAAACTCTCAATTTTTAATTGAATTATTTGTTGATCCTTCTCATACACTTCTTGCGAAACATAATTACTATTTAACCAAAGGGCGGCTAATGCGCCTACTGCTGCTAAGAAAAAAGTAGCAAAATTAATATTTTCCAAAAAAGAGCGAAAGAAAGTAATAGGCTTTTCCATTTTAATATATTTATTAAATTTTCTTATATTAAATAATAATAATGAGTGATCAATCAAAAATTTTTAATCTTTACGAAAGTAATTTAAATCAATCAGCAATTGCTTCTATGCAGCAAAGAAATAATGATAAAAATTATGGTAAGTATACACCTAATCAAGGTAAACCTTCTTATGCTAAATATAGTGTACCTACAACTAATGCATCTAAAGTTAAAGGAGCTCCTTTTATATCTAATGGTATAAGTGGTGACGAAGAAATAGAACTTAAAGGTTATGGTGTAATTGACAGTGAACAAGCAAGTAAATTCTTAGAAAGAGTGAAAAATGATATACATAATTTGATTGAAAAAAATGCAACTGGTTTTGTATTAAAAAGCAAACTAGATCTATATACAACAGTTATAGAACAGATGAAGAAAAAAGGCTTGATTTCTTAAGTTCATATGTTATAATTAGTATGTGGAGGATATATTAAAATTAACTTGGAATAATATAGATTTTTTAACTGAATGTTTAGCTGAACAAATAAAAAATAAAAATATGCAATTTGATTGCATTGCAGCCTTAGGCAGAGGTGGTTTAATACCTGGAGCTATGTTAAGTTATAAATTAGATATAAAGACGCTTTATAATATCGGAATTAATACTAGGCAAGAGAATGGTAAGTATCTCGATACAATAGTATATCAACGACCTGATAGTATTAAAGAAGGCTCAAAAATATTAGTTGTAGATGATATTAATGATAGTGGGCGAACTTTTACTGCAGTAAATTCTATATTAAATCGCAATTATAAAGTTAATAGTGATGATATTTTGTATGCTAGTTTAGTAAAAAGAGATGGTTCTGAATTCAATAATAACATTATTTCCGGTAATACTTTATATACTACTCGCTGGTTACAGTTTCCTTGGGATAAATAATTAAGTGAGAGCTCGACCCTTTTATTTTGAAATTAAAGATATGCTTACGCAGTTCGTTGCTGCGTTTGATGATATTGTTATCGGTAGGTTTAATAGAGATAGAGTAGAGAAAGATAAGATTAATGTTAGATATGTATATGCTCCAAAACAAAGAGTATTATATGATCTAGTAAACGAAAATAAAACTTTAACATTACCAGTTGTATCTGTCAATGTAAATAATATTTCTAGAGATCAATCTAGAGTTTTCAATAAATTAGATGGGTTTTATTACCAAGCTAATATAGGGGATGAAAAAGTATCTAGACATATTAAGGCACCTGTACCAATTAACATTACATTATCAGTTTCAGTTTTAACTAGATACCAAACTGATATGGATCAAATCCTAAGCAATTTTGTGCCTTTTTGTAATCCATATGTAATTATATCATGGAAAGTACCTGAAAAATTTAATTTAAGCGTTGATCAAGAAATTAGAAGTGAGGTATTATGGACCGGAGACGTTAATATGAACTATCCTACTGATCTCAATTCAAGTCAAAAAGCAAGAGTTACCGCAGATACATCATTTACTATTAAAGGGTGGTTATTTAAAGATACTGATAACCCATCAGGTAATATATTCTTTATAGATAATAATTTTCATAATGAAACTAAACTCGAATATTATGATAACTACGAATCATTATCAGGTAATACATATACATATCCTGCCTCTTCGGTTATTGATGATAGAATTGAATCGTTTGAGTTATCTGGATCACCTTTTATAACTGATATTTTTTATAATGGGGTTTTACTTCAAGAAAATTTAACTATTGCTTCTAATACATCTGGTAGTATTATATTAAATGGTAGTGGCTTCACAAACACTGAAACAGTACTATTTAGTACCAATACTGAAACTAGTTATACTAATCTTACATCAGTATCTAATTTTAGTAGACAGGTAGCAGTTTCAGGTCAGTCAATACCTTTTACGATTTTAAATGACAATACTATAATTTTTAATTCACCTCCTATACTAAAAGGTGTTATAAGATTCATACCTTTAAATAAAGCTGGTTATGATTTTTCAGATCTTTCATATATGGATACTTTATGTGGTAGAGGGTTGAGTAGTAATAATACGTTTATTATAGTAGAATAAGTATTAAATAATAATAATGGCCGATCAACAAAAACAAACAGGGCAATCTGGATTTCTAAAAAATTTAGTTAATAAATTACCATATCAATCTGTAGACTTTAATAAAGTATTAGGTGATTTAAATCCTAAGTACGATACCTTCCAGGATACTGGTATGCGAAGAGTTGAAGCGTTAGCTAAAAATTCTATTTTTTATAATAATGATTTCAATAATACCGGTACAGGTCAAATTGCAGTCGATGGTAATTATAATGCTTTAGTATATGCTAATGTAGAAGAAAATAAAGGCGGTAGAATGAGAGATTATCGTATAATGGCTGCATTTTCTGAGATTAGCGATGCATTAGATGAAATATGTGATGAATGTATTAATAGAGATGAATTTGGTAACATTATTAATTTAATTTTTAGAAATACTGATATAGATGATGAGAAGCAGCAAAATATTAAAGATGAATTTGAAAAATATATAGATTATTTTAACTTTGAAAAGAAAGGTTTTGAATATTTTAGACAATTATTAATTGAAGGTGAACTTTATTTCGAGCATATTATCCATCAAGGTTATACGGATGATGGAATTCTTGGTGCTGTCGCTTTACCTTCAGATTTAATTGATCCGATATATGATAATATACAAAATATGATCATTAAAGGTTATATTTTACGTAAACCTATATTTGATCCTAATAAACCAGAAAAAATAGAAAAGTTTGATTTTATTCCAATGGACGATAATCAAGTGTCATATATTAATTCTGGTGTATGGAATCAAGATAAGACATTTAGATTACCATTTATTGAAAATGCAAGAAGGGCATACCGACAGTTATCACTGGTTGAAGATGCTATTGTAATTTATAGATTAGTTAGAGCTCCAGAACGTTTAGTATTTAACGTTGACGTGGGTAACATGGCACCACCTAAGGCTGAGGCATATTTAAGAAAGCTAATACAAGAATATTGGAGTAAAAAGACTTTCGATACAAATCAATCAGGTCAAGTTCAGAAGTTTAATCCGCAGTCTATGCTCGATAGCTTCTGGTTTGCTAAAAGAGCAGGTTCAGAAGGTACATCTGTTACACAGTTACAAGGGGGAGCTAATTTAGGTGAGTTAGCTGACTTAATGTATTTTGTTAATAAACTATATAAAGCATTAAAAGTACCGCTTAATAGATTAAATCCTGATAGTCAATTTAGTGATGGTAATGAAATCTTAAGAGAAGAATTAAAATTTGCTAAGTTTATTATTAGAATGCAACAACAATTTGCAGGAGGTCTAAAAAATGGATTTATAACTCATTTAAAATTAAAGGGGTTATTCGAAGAATATGATCTTAAAGCTCCTAATATACATTTAGAGTTTAATGTACCTACTAATTTCTATGAACTAAGAGAGAGTCAGAAGTTAGAATTAAAAGCTACTAACTTTAATTCTTTAGCGTCTAATGAATTTGTTGCAGCAACTTATGCTCAAAAACGTTATCTAGGCTGGAATGACGTTGATGTAAAAGCTAATAGAGAGTTCTTACGCAAAGATGCTGAATTACAATGGGAGCTGCAGCAAATTGGATCTGGAGGGCCTAACTGGAGAGATGATTTACAAGCAGCCCCTGCGGGTGATGCAGCAGCTGGTGGTTTAGGTGCACCAGCTGGTGATATTAGCGGAGAGACACCACCTGAATTTGGTGGAGGGCCAGCTGAAGTAGGTACTGAACCTGGTGTAGAACCAGCCGCTCCAGCTCCAGAAGAACCTGAAGTTTAATTAATCTTCTTTTAAAACTAAAGTTAGACGGTTACCACTATCTAAAACTTGTAATAAAG